AAGTAAATGGGCGACCGGTCGCGCTCCTCCTCTTCGGCCCGACCAAGGTGCTTGCTGGCTTGGCCTTCAAGGTACTGGATGCGGTTCATATCCACGCCAGGAAGCTCAAGGCTCATCTTGTGGGCCAGCATCATCACCACGGCCTCGTACCAGCGCTGTGGCACCTCCAACTCGCCGTAGAGGTCGCCCACATCCATGATCTGGCGCGAGTACCAAATGGTCATCTGGTAGAACGCATTCTGGGGCGTTGGCCACAGCACAATCTCGCTCTGAGGGATGGTGCGGTTGAACCAGAACTGGAAGGGCTGGTTGGCCGTGAAGTTCTTGTTGGGCAAGTTGGTGTAGTCGTCGCGGTTCAGGCGAGACATCGTGATCTCGGTGCTGTTGTTGCCCAAGTACCACTCGCGCAGGCTCAGGGTCGTGCCGCCGTAGGCCCGGATGCGGTAGTACGGCACGGTCTGGCCGTTCTCAATGTCAGTCCACACCCACTCGTTGTTAGTCACCGCGATGGTTCCCAAGTCAACCAGGGTGCTCCATGTCACGTTGTCAAGGGAGTATTCGTAAATGATCGACCAAGTGCCACTGGCCGCTGGCAGAAAGCCAATTGAGCCGATGAAGATGGGATTTGAAGGGCCAAAGTTGACCGCAATGTTGCCATTGGCCGAGGTCTGGGTGCAAATGGTCTGCACGTCCTCGTCGTACAGGTTGGCCACCGTGCCGCCAGCAGAGGACGTATACGCCCCATTTGGGCGGTTCATGAAGCGATACAGGGCATTGAGCACGTCATTGCCACCAAGGGGCAGCAGGTACGTTGCTTTGTCTGCCGTGAAGCCGTAGACCTTCTTGTCAATTGCCCAATACTGAATGCCGATGTTGATCAGGTCCGACAACAGGAAGAAAAGAGACTCACGGGCGCTCAGAACCTGCTCAGAAGTCAGTTCCTCGGCCAGCTTGCCGCAGCGACGAGCGCCGTGGTCAATCATCGTCTGGACCGTTACAACGGTCGTGCCCGTGGTTCCCGAATAAGCCATATCAGCACTTCCATCTGTTTAAGGCCGCCGCCTTGCGTGTTGGCTTGCCTTTTTCGTCTTTCATCGGCCCAGGCATCCCCGACATCCGGGCACAAAATGAGTCCTTACGTGCGCCGCCCTGGGGCTGTGGTGCCTTCAGGTTGCTACCCGTTGCGGCATTGTATTTCGCCCGGCCCTTGGCTGTAAGCCCTGCGCCCTTTTCAACGGGCAACTTCTCGCCCCGACCGACAGCAAGCGACACCCCACCACTCTTCATCTTCTTCTCAGAAAACATCTTCTCAACCATGCCCAACCGTTGAGGCTTGGTCGTCACATCGTTGACAATTTTCAGCCGTTCAGATTTGCTTTTGGACGGCTCATAGAAGCCAGCACTCTTCAAGGACTTGGCGACTGACGGTGTCTTTTTTGGCATGGTCAAAACCTGTATTTAGCTGTTTTCTGTGCAATCTTTTTTGGCTGCGCTACAAACTGCTTGCCCGCTGCTTTCCCTGCCCTCTTGGCCTTGGTTGTCGCAGCGTACTCGGCAGGGCTAAGATTTTTGATCGCAGCCTTTGGAAGGTAGCGCTCACCAGTCTCAGAAGATTTTTTGCCACTTTTTGTTCCCCAGTCAGCTTTTGTCCAAGATTTTAAACTCTGTTGTTCTTTTCGTAGTGCCATGCTACAATCCCCCAACAGGAGAACAAAATGGAAGAACTTTGGCTTGAAATCCCCGATACGGATGGGCGCTACTCAGTAAGCAACCTTGGAAATGTGCGGTCAAACTGGTCAGATAGGCCAGACAGGAATTTAAAAATCCGCGTGCGGTATGAAAAAATTTCTTTGTTAAAGCCTTGGGTCCATACGACAGGTTATTGGCGGGTTGCTCTTGGAAGAAATAATTTAAAGTATGTTCACCGCCTGATGGCGATGGCGTTTTTGCCAAACCCTGATGGGCTGACGCAAGTTGACCATATTGATGGTAATCGTTTAAATCTAGACCTTGCAAACTTACGATGGGTTTCGCAGAAACAAAACATCTTGTCTGGAGGCGAACGCCACCAGTGGCATGCGCAGAAACAAGCGAGTGCTGCACGCAGACTGTTTGTTGACAAGGCAACTGAGTTTGCTGCACTGCACAAAGAAGGCTATAGCTTACGCTGGATTGCACGCGCATTTGGAACAGACCACAAGGTTGTCCGCAGTCGCATTGACCAACTTGACGCTTAATCACGATAAGACCCCCCAGCGGCCTTGTATTTCTTGGCCACAAGCTGGGCCTTGCGGGCTGACCACTCGCCTGCGCCAGTGCCTTGCGTTGCAGCGGCCTTGACTTGGCTTACGATCCGCTTGCGCAACTCAGGCTTGGTGTAGTTGCCAGCCGCATTCACGCCACCACCGTCAGCCATTTTCTTGTCAGCACGAACAAATTCTTTGCCGACTTTTGTGGGAATGCCAGTCTTCTTGGCAAACTCAGGGTTGTGCGCAACCGCCGCCATCAATTTGTGTTGGGCTGGTGATTTGCTTGGCATAATTAACCGTAAGATTTAACCATCTCAAGGACGATGGTATAGAAGTCACCAGCACTAGCATCAGCAGTGCTGAACAATACATCACCAGTTACGCCAGCGCCTGCGTTGTTAGTCAAACCGCCGAACTTATCGAAATCCATCGTGTATTGAGAATTTTGTGGCACACACCAGCAAAATACATCTGCGGTTGCATCCCAATAAATCTGTACTTCCAAGCCATGCGTTGCGGCATGGATTTTTGTAATAGTTACGCCAGTGCAGGCTAAACCAGATGCACTTGATGTCAAAGCAGAAACATCTACTTTCAAAACTTTGCTTTCACCAGTACCGTCAGAAAGGTTGGTGAATTTCATGATTGCCATCCGCTCACCATCTATGAGCGTTTGACTTGCGACTGCATCGGCCATGACTTATTCCTTAAATTGAAAGCAGGGGCCGAAGCCCCTACCTTGTTTTAGCAATTCACCGATCCACCGCGCTTTTTGGCGGGCGTCACAGTGACTGACTCCTTGGTCTTCGTGACGCTGTCAGCTTTGGGTGCAGAGGAGAACAGGTCTTTGGCCACGCTCTTTACTTTACCCATCACCTTGCCGGGGAAGCCACGGATGGACTTGGCCATATCCATTTCTTCCTTGCTCGGGCCAATAGCTTTGTCATAAGCACCCTTGGAGAGGTCGCCGCCCTCAGCCATCATCTTTGTGGGGCCGTACTTCAGATTGCTCTGGGCCTTGGCTTGCTTCATTGCAGTGGCGTTCTCTTTATTGAACATCCCTTGCAACTTGGGATTGCCTGGGGCCACGCGCCCACCCTTCTTGAAAGTACCAGCGAGTTCGTTGATCCTTACAGGCTTGGAGGCAGGCTTGTTGCCCTGGGGCATCGCGACGGCGCGGCCTGAATTAACAGACCCCCCCGCCGCGTAGGCTTTTTTTGCGGCACCACCTTTTTTGTAGGGTGAAGATCCACCCATGCCATCGTCCATCATGCCGCCGCCCATCATGCCGTCACCGGCCATGCCGCCGCCCATCATGCCTTTGATCTTGCCGCCTTTTTTGTAGCCGCCAGCGTTGGATTTTGCGACACCACCGGTAGCGCAAGCCATGCCGCCGCTCTTGAAGCCACCAGCATTGCCCAACTTCACGCCGCTAGTTTTGGCAGGCGAGTGGTCAGGCTTGGCCGTGTCCATCTTGGTGTTGCGGTACTCGCCACCTTGGTTCTCGGTGTTGATGATGCCGCCCTTTTTGAAGCCGCCCTGGCCGTTGACAACGCCACCGGTTGCCATCTTGCCACCGTGCTTGAGCTTCAAATTGGTGCCCTTGCCGCCCTTGTGCTCTTGCATGTCGTGCTGCTTGAAGGCTTTCTTGATCATGGCCTTGTCTTGGCCCATGTCAGCCTTACCGCCTTTTTTCATGCCTGGAGTTGGCATGGGCATAGCGGCCTGCATCTGAGCAGCGCCGCCCACAGGACCGGCAGGGCCAGCACCAGCGGGCATGCCGCGCATTGCACGGCGACGCTGGGCCAGCGAGGGGGCCATAGGGCTGTTAGCGCCCATCATGCCGCCTCGGGCAGGCATACCCTGGGGCATGCCTCTAGGAGCGCCCATACCCATCATGCCTCCACCGGCCTTCTTGACCACCTTGCCGCCTTTTTTGAGCTTCAGTTCAACTGAAGGCTCAGTGGTCTCCATTTTGACCATTGGTTTAAATTGACCCATGTTGCTCTCCTTTTAGGAAACAAGGTTTTGGTTGACACCAAGAGCACCAACGCGAGTTGCGTTAGGACCGACAGCAATTGCAGGAAGAGCAATTGCCATCACTGTACGAACGATGCCATTTGATGCAGTGACAGGGACGTAAGTACCGCGCACATCACCAGTGGTGGTTGTGGCAGTATTGGTGTCAGCCGCCACAAACGTACCGGCGTCATCCGCCAACAAGTTGTTGCTCTTCACGCTGACCACATAAGCCACGTTGGCAACGCGAACTGGAATGCCCAAGACGTTGGTTGTGCCAACAGTCAGAGCAGTACCAGTCGCGCCACTCACGCTTACAGCGGTGATGAGGTAGAAGGCTTTCAAACCGCTCACAGCGGTGCTTACAGCAGCGCTAGAGGTGATTGCTTCGCTCATGGCTTGACCGTAAACGTCAAAACCGGTGACAGTTACAGTCACAGGAGCCACACCCAATGTGTAGGTCAAGCCTGTTGGTGTGCCTGCGGTGGTCACAACTGCCGCGCCTGCCGTGGTGGTCAGGGTTGCGGAAGTTGCCGTCACAGCAGTCAGAATGTAAGTCGTTGGGTCTGTGTAGCCAGTGATAGTACCTGTGCCACCCAAAGTGCCAGAGATAGTCAAACGCTGACCAGTAACCAAACCTGCTTGTGAAGCAAAAGTGATTTGACCACCAGTGCCTGCAATCACAACCGTAGACAAGGTGGCAACAGCAGCGGTGGCAGTTGTCACACGAACACCGCGAGGCATATCAAACTGAAAAGCGGCAGTGCCAGAAGTTGTGGTCACCGACTTCACGTTGGTTCCAGCCGTAAGCGTCAAAGCGCCAGCAACAGTAGGAGTTTGCGCAGCAGCGATGTTGTTTGCAACAGCGGCTTGAGGCACTATATCCCAGACATAAATGCGACCCAATGGGCCAACACCAATGCTCATTGGAGATGGGTTGTCAAAAGGCTCCAAATTATGCAAAGTCAACGCAACAGTGTTTGCAATGTTGATTGCTTGATTGAGGGTGTAAGTACCAGCACCACCAGTACCAGTGCCAAGAGCAGTGATAAAAGTTCCGTCAGTTACGCCAGCACCATCAACATACATACCAACCACGATTGGAGCGCCAAAGCCCACAGAGGTGATTGTCAGAGTTGAAGAGGATGATCCACCAGTACCGCCGATTGCGGTGGTGGAGTAGTTGCGCAAGCCCAAACCAATGTTGGTTATGGCTGGGCCTAAAAAGAGATCATCTGAAAATTGAGGCATGGTCTGCTCCTTGAAAAGTTTGACCAAACATTGAAAAAAAAGGGGAGGCTTTTGGCCGTCCCCCTTGTGGCTTTACATGCCGGGCGTGCCGTACATTGCGCGTGGGTCGGTAAACCCAGGAATGTAACGCTCGGTAGCCTTGTAGCGCATTGAGTCGGTCTCAAAATCGCCTTCCATGGTCTTCTCCAGCTTGCGGCGCATCATGAGCTTCATGCCTTCTGGGGCGTCGGTCTGCACGAAGAATGCCGTGGGGCTGGTCAGACGGCTGATCACGGCAGCGCCTTCGTCCAGCAAGCCGATAGACTTGACAGGGTTCAGGTCGTTGTTTGCCGTGCCAGAGCGCAGGACGCTCTTCAGCAGCACTTCGGCCTGGAAGACGTTGCCAGGAGCCACCACCAATTGGCGGGGAACCAGACGGATCTTCTTGCCGTTGTTGTCCACAGCCTGACGGATCTGGATCAACATCTGCTCCAGAGAAGTCTGGGACAGGTTGGCCGCAGTGGTCAACTGGTTGCTGAACGTACCGTTCACGATGGGGTGAGCAGTGTTGATCAGGGACACGCCGTCGCCGCCAGGGAACGCGCTGTTGAAAGCACGGTTCAAGACGTTTGCGCACAAAGTCTCTTTTGTTTCAATGAGAGACTGAGCCAAGTGGCGAGCGTAAACCTGACCGATACGGATGTGGTCGCCGTCTTCAACCAGCACTTTGGTCAACGCGAAGGCCAAGCCAAACACGTTGTAGACGTAGCGCTGCAAGAAGAGCACACCACCCTGCTGGTAGCTGACGGGAGTGCCGTCAGGCAACTGGGGGGCCGCGCCAAAACCGTACAGGACGGGTTCTTCGTGGTAGTTGCGGGGAATACCGTCTTGTTCGCGGAACACACGGCTCCACTCATCGGTACGTTGGTCATAGACTCCGTCGAAGCACTCGTTGAGGATAGGCTCAACGATTGACCGAAAGTCCGTACTGCGCATTGGTGCTGCCATTTTATTGCTCCTTAGATGGCGTTAATGGTAGCGACGTACTGGCTGCGGCTCACTTGAACCTGAACCACGGTGTACGCATCACCCCAGGCGTTGTCAACGCCGTTAGACAAACCAATGATCCGCAGATCACCGACCGCACCCGAACCCACCAGCGAGGTGGAGATCATGCACTGTGACAAGCCCGTGGTCGTAGAACCAGCGGTGATGCTTGCAAAGTTGGCCTGATCGCCGATGGAGGTTTGAGCCAAGCTACCGTTGGCCTGAATGTCGTAAACGATATTCGGGTCAGAGTAGTAGTAAGTCACTTGTGAGCCAGCTTGGTAGGCGGTGTTGGCCACCCACTGGTTGCTGACCAAACGACGGCCAGTCACATCAGTGAACTCATGGCCAGCAAATGCACCCTGGTAGGCGCTGCCAGCAGTGGCTGCAATGATGTATCCATTCGTATCAAGGGCTACAGGCTGGCCTTTCAAGATGCCAGTAGAGTAGCCAGAAACAATACCGTTTGCGAGCGCCACAGCGCGATCCAGACCCGATGGGTGGAACGAAGGACGCAGGCCGAACGGAGCAGAGGTTGCACTCATAATTAACTCCTTTGTTGAGTCCTCACCCGTGGAATACGGGAGTCTGGACGTTTCGGTTCAAATTGCCAAAGCCTTCGCCTTCAACGCTTCCCAGACTCTTGCCTGAGCTATCGCGGTTTCCTTGAAGCTGCTCAACTTGGACTTGGACCTTGTCCGACTCCTCATTGGGCGCATCATGGTGCATCTGAGTCATGACCTCTTGATAAACCTCCATTGGAAGTTTGTACAAGCGCATCTCATTGCACGCGATAAAACCTACGTCTTCTCCAGCCTTTACGCGGTAATTGTCGAATCCAGGCAACTCATCCGCTCTCACGGGAACATAGCCCAGTCGCATCCGCTTATCAATACTGTCGTAGCCGTTGGTGGTTGATAACCAGCAAATATGCCATCCCGGAATATCCGGAACCTTTGGCAGCGCACTTTGTGTCCATTCATCGCTCCACATCTTGCGACGTTCCTGCTTTGAAATGAACGCCTCTTCAGGGGCGGCTCGTGATAAATCTTGTGAAGATCGGCTTTCACGGCCACCCGCGTTGAGGGTTTTTTTGAGACGAGAATCCATAATGTTTAGTACCTTTTGTTGCGGGCTTCAATTGCGTATCGTTTGATCATCTTGCTGCGTTTTTCTGGGTCATCCCAAAATCCTGCGTCCTTCATTGCTCTGACCTGTTCAGGGGCCAAAACAAATTGGTTGCCGGAAACGCTGCCGGAAGATTCACGACTCGATCCTGTTACCACACTTCGGGGACTCCTTCTGGAAGGCTCGTCAGTGTTTCGAGTATAACGGTGTGGCAAACGCTTTTGCAAGCGATTGTCAAGCTCATCCCAGTAATCCTGAGTGGATGGATCCCAGCCCTCAGAAACAAGCCGGTTGTCAATAACCTTGGCAATTTGAGTGTCCTCGTCTCCAGCCTCTGGGTCGTACCAAGAGTTGCGCTCCATCCAGCCGTTGGCCAATCGGACCAACTTGGGATTGGCTGGCGCTGACTCCTGCGCGCCCGCCTTGGCCACCTGCTCTTTGTAGTTGTTCATCGCCTCAAGTTTGCGGCGACTGTCGTACCAGAGTTCCTGGGCCTTTGTAAATGCCGCGCCGTCAGAGTTGTCTGTGGCCTGCTGCATTTTCTGCTGGGCGTAGCGCAGACGGTACTCCTCGTCCTCCATCGCCTTCTCGTAACGGGCCATGTCAGCCCCGTGCGTCTTGCGCTCCAAGACTGCAAGTCGGTCTTGCAATTCCTGATTCTGACGCTGCATCAACGTAAGGCGCTGGTCCTTTTCTTCGTTGGTGCGCTTGATGTATTCCTTCTTGGCCCGGCGACGGTTGCGGCGGGCCTCACGGACTGCTTCAGTGTCGTCTGGATGGTCTACATCCCCACCATCGTCTTGACTGCTCTCAGGCTCGTTACTGTCGTTGGAGTGGTCAGCCAGATGGTCTGGCAGATCTACAGTGACGGAGCCGTCCTTTTCCTCAACAACGCTGAGTTCTTCAATTTTGGGATCGCTCATAAGAATGCCCTCATCTGGAGTGGGTCACCGGTCAGCTTGGCAATCACCTCGTGATCGTTCAGGACCATGAACAAGGCGCTGTCTTCGTTTGCATCCTCGCCGGGGACATGCACTTCCCAACGGTCACCGCCCCATTTGGGCACTCGAATGTAATCGCCGACCTCACACCAAGATCCTTCCGGCCAGCCCAACATCGTGTCACGATGCTTGAAGGCAAGCGGTCCAATCTCAATGACCTTGGCCACCATGTTTTGCCACTTTTCGGTCTCCTTGGTTTCTTCGACCAAGATAATTCCAGATGCAGTTGTCGTCTTTTTTGTACGGCGGAGTTGTACCAACAATCGTCCACCAAGAGGCTTTGCACCGGGATCTACGCTCGGAAATGCCCAAGCCATCTCAGCTTCGTTAGAAGCTACCGGGTTACTCATTTTCATCTTCCTTCATGAGGTTATTCAAAATGTCGAGGGCCTCCTGTAAGCCCCCGTTGTGACCAACCAGCCGAATGTAAGACTCCCAGTTCGTCGCATTTCCAGCAACAAGGGACGAGGCTATTTCAGCCTGACGAGCCTTAATCCCACCAATCAAGTCCGAGAGGGTTCTCATTTTTTCTTCGCTTGTGATAGACCTCCTGACTGCTTGGTTGGGGTCGAACCCTTCATGCTCTGGCCGTCAATCGGAACGCCCATTGCCATGCGCTTGTGCTGGGGCACATTGATGCTCTTTTGCTCTTGGTCACTCGTAGCCATAACGGTCTCCTTGGGTTGATACAGCCTTGGTTTGCTCGAAGTTGAGCTTTGCCGCATCGCGTGTTAAGCGGGCTGTCTCGATGCGTTCTTTCATCTCTTGGTCGCTGGTGGCAATGGCCAACTTCAACTGAAGCTCTTCCATCGCCTCCTGCTGGTCCTGCTGTAGCTTGGCCATGTCCAACTGGATCTTGGCTGCAAGCTCCTTGTCCTTGAGGCCCATCTCTGCCTCGTCGCGCTTGGCACGGCGCTCGGTCTCGGCCATGCTGGTGTCCAGCAGAACCTTGGTGTCCGGTGTCATCTGCGGCTGGGGCTTGAATTGCTGCAAGCCCTGCATCAGTTGCTGGATCACAGGCAAGATGCCCTTGAGGGTCTGGTCAGCGTCCATCTCAACGTGCTGTGACGCCAGGGCATACAGCTTGTCCACCGCCTTGGGATCGGCCTGCAAGTCGTAGTCTGCCAACTTCTCGCCCATCGCCTTTTGCACATAGCCCGTCATGCGGTTCAAGTACCACAGCACGATGTGCTGCTTGATGTGCTCGACCGACTTGGGCAGGTACGCGGGCGCAATCATGGGGTTGCTGCCAAAAATCGGGTTCTTGGCGAAGTCCAGGTGGGCCTGGATGTGGCCGAGGTGGTCCTGCTCTGGGTAAGCGAAGGCAGCCTGACCAATGGCCATGGACACGTTCTCGTTGGCTGCGTCCATCTTGACCGGCGCAGGCACGTCGACCATGATTTCGTTGATGCCGGGCACTTTGATCTGCTTCAAGAAGCGGGTGATGACCACTTTCTTGTTGAAAAGCTCAGGGTTGTCCTTCATAACGGCCATAACCGCCTGGGTTTGGGCCATCCGCTGGGTTTCGCTGAAAATATGCGGGTCGGAAACCGGAATAACGTCCGTCACGCGGGCAAAATCCTCCCGCTTGATCTCCAAATCCTCCACCACCTCGCCGCGCTGCATGTCATCCAGATACCAGCGGTTGATCCGGCTCAAAACGCGCAGCACGCGGCCCTGAGACTCGTGTAAACGGGCATGGATGG